ACGAACAATTATCAAGAAAAGAAGTTGATGCTCTAGAAGAATCAGGGATGCCTACATTTATCATAAATAGAGTAACTCCTATTGTTGAGATAATGAAATATTTTGTAACTGCTAATAATCCAAGATGGAAAGCAGTAGGAGCTACTGGTGATGATGTAGATGTAGCTCAAGTACATTCAGATATAGCAGATTATTGTTGGTATCTATCTAATGGTAAATCATTATATAGTCAAGTAGTTTTAGATAGTTTAACAAAAGGAGTTGGATATTTCTTAGTTGATGTTGATAAGGATGCTGATAGAGGAATGGGAGAAGTTCAATTTAAAAGAATTGATCCATATGATGTTTATGTAGATCCCGCTAGTAGAGATTTTTTATTCAGAGATGCTACTTTTATTATTATAAGAAAAAATTTATCAAGAAGTAAATTAATAAATATGCTTCCAGATCATGCTTCTAAAATTAAAAAAGCATCAAGAAGTTCAGAAGTTGTGTCTTATTCTGGAAGAGATACAACAGAATCATTTAGTATTCAACCTGAAGATATTACGATGGGTGTTTCTTTAGAAGCAGAAGACGATGATATTATTGCATATTATGAAACATATTCAAAAAAGAAATTTGCTTATAGGAATGTATTTATAAAAATCCAGCCTTCTCCAGCAGTTATTGAAAATATACAACAGGAAGTTGAAAAACAAATAGAAGATTTTACTAAAGAGATTGAAGTTGGTCTTATAGAAAAAGAAAAAGAATTAATGATGGCTCTTGAAGCTGGTGAGATTGTACCAGAAAGAATGGAATTAGAATTGGAAAGAGCTAAAGATATGGCTGCTCAAGCTATTGAAGAAAAAAGAATGACTTTATTTTCTGAAGCTCAAGATAAAGCTACAGTTATTAAACAACAAATTATGTCTGAAGCTGATTTTCAAATTCTTGAAAAGTCACCAGAAGCAAAGAAAAATATTGTAGATGCTATAAAGTTTTATGAAAATAGAATAATTAGAACTTGTACAGTTGGTGATGATATATTTTTATATGAGTATCAAATGCCTATTACTGAATATCCAATAATACCATTTCCATATACATATACAGGAACTCCATTTTCAATGAGTGCAGTTGTACCTTTAATTGGAAAACAACAGGAAATTAATAAAGCTCATCAGATTATGTTACATAATGCTAATTTAGCTTCTAATTTAAGATGGATGTATGAGGAAGGCTCAGTACCTGAAGAAGAATGGGAACAGTATTCCTCATCTCCAGGAGCTCTTTTAAAATATAGACAGGGATTTACACCTCCAACGCCTGTGTTACCAGCTCCAATAAATAATGCATTTTATACAATTACTCAAGAAGGTAAGGCGGATGCGGAGTATATAAGTGGAGTACCTTCAAGTATGATGGGATTTACTCAACAACAACCAGAAACTTGGAGAGGATTACTTGCTAACGATGAGTTTGGAACTAGAAGATTAAAAGCTTGGATGGGATCTGTGTTAGAGCCTTGTTTAGAACAATTAGGTAAATGTTTTCAAATGAATGCTCAAAATCATTATTCAATAGAAAAAGTATTTAGAATTGTTCAACCAGAAGCTGGCCAAAGCTCTCAAGAACAAGAAAAAGAAGTAAGGATAAATATACCTGTTTATAATGATTATGGAGAGTCAATAGGTAAATTTAGAGATTATGGATCTGCAAGATTTGATATAAGAGTAATAGCAGGAGCTACAATGCCTGTAAATAGATGGGCATTAGTAGAAGAATATTTCAAATGGTTTCAAGCTGGTTTAATTGATGATATAGCAATGATTGGTGAAACTGATATACGAAATAAGGAAAGAATCATTGAAAGAAAATCTCTTTATTCACAATTACAAGGTCAAGTACAACAAATGGAAGAAGCTTTAAAAGATAAAGAAGGAACTGTTGAAACATTAGAAAGACAACTTGTACAAGCTGGAATTAAGATGAAAGTTGGTCAAGCTTCAAATGAAATTAGAAAAGATGTAATCGAAACTGAATCTCAACAAAAATTGTTAAGAGGAATGTTAAAGTCAGAATTTGATAAATTGAAATATGAAATGAAAAAAGATTTTGAATCTGATAAAGAAAAATTCAAAAATGAAGAAGTTCAGAAAAATAAAAAAGAATAGTTGTGTTTTTACTGAAACTTTTTATAACTTAAGTAAACAAAAGGAGAATAGTGATGGCTTCAAAACAAGTAGGCAACGTTGACAAGACCCCCGAAAGTAAGAACGCACATTCCAGTGCTACTGACGCTGTAATGGATGGAGTGGGAGATGATTTCTTCCAAGCCCTCGATGAAAGTGTAAATGGTGGTATATTAGAAAGCGATACTTCGCAATCAACCTCGGATCAAGGTGGTAACACACTGTCGAGCCAAAGTGAAGTAACAGATGAAGTTTCTACGGATGTAGAAGCTTTGAAAAAAAGGTATAGTGATTCAAGTAGGGAAGCAAAAAAGCTTAATGGACAATTAAGAGAAATTGAGCCTTATATGCCAATCCTTGATGCTATGCGAGATGACCCTAATTTAATTTCTCACGTTAGAAATTATTTTGAGGGTGGTGGTCAGACACCGCAAAATATGGCTGATAAACTCAACCTTCCAGAAGATTTCGTGTTCGACGCTGATGATGCTTTTTCGACTCCCGATTCGGATTCGGCAAAAGTTCTAGGGGCAACGATAGACGGAATTGTACACAGAAGGCTAAATACTGCTTTAAGTGGACAAAAGGTTGAAAATCAAAGATTGGCAAGTGAAAACACTTTTCGTCAGAAATTTAAAATGAATGACGATCAGTGGAGTACATTTGTAAACTTTGCTAAGTCAAAGTCGCTTGAACTGGATGATATTTATTATCTCATGAATCGCGAAAATCGTGATGAACAAATCGCTGATAACGCAAGACAAGAACTGCATCAAAAGATGCGTGAGGTGCAACAAACACCTGGTTCCCTTGCTACTACTGGCGGAGCGCAGGTCGAGGAATCTCCTGATGACCGAGTTTTTGATGCTATATTAGGTTCTGACACAATGTTAGAAGAGGCTTTTGGTATTTAATTATATTTAAAAGCCTAACCCTTAAATAAAAAGGTGATAATATGGCTGATGTGTTTAGTTTAGGTGCTTATTCAGATGCTGCTAGTTACAGCTCTGATGGTACTTCAAAAGACACTGGTGATCTTAGGCGAAGATACAATTTTGGTGATAGAGTCTCTGAGTTAGCAATAGCTCAAGATCCTTTCTTCAGATTCGTATCTAAAGTTGCTAAAAAACCGACAGATGATCCAGAATTCAAATTCACAGAACGTCGCCCTTCATATCATAAGCGATATGCTTATGTGATGGGTGCTGTTAACGCATCTGGAGCAGATTATTTTGGTGATTCTGAAATAATTGCTACTAATGACGGTGGAGCTGGAACATCCGTTGCTCAAGGAGACACAGTTAAGTTGTATATGGCTGGCGATTATAAATCTGCTGGTAATCTACAAAATGTGTATGGAAATACTGATAATGATTGGTCGGTTGGTGCTTCAGGCACTAGACCTGCTTTCTTTTTACAAGATCAAGTAGTTAAAATTCCTATGACAAGTGCTACCGATGGTACACTTTGGGGTAAAGACTATATCTTAGTAAAGATAAGCGCTGTAACCGATTCTTTATCAAAAGACAGTAAAGAATGTGTACTTATTACTGGTACTGTTATAAAAGCTTCTTCATCTTGCGGTGAATTTGCTGGATGGCATACTAATAACTTTAGCCCTTCAGGTGATTCTGCGGGTGACGAAGTTGTTGCAGATAAAAGTATAGCTGACGATCTAGAAAGCGCTCGTTCTTATGTTGTTGGTTCCGCTCATGGGCAAGGATCAGGTTATCCAGAAACTTGGAAAGATCAACCTTTCTCAACTGGTTTTGGGTTAACTCAAATTTGGAAAACTTCAATGGCAATGGATAACACTACTCGTGCTACCGTTCTGAAGTATGAACCAAATGAGTTTGCTAGAATCTGGCGTGAAAAACTGATCGAACACAAGTGGGATATTGAAACTTCACTATTGTTTGGCGCTCAAGGTAGCGTAAATAGTGTTCAATATACTGAAGGTGCTGTTGACTTTATTACTGGTTATGGTAATATTTTCTCTGGCTCTGGAATGACTGGTACAGGAACAAAAGCTCAAGATGATTTCTTACAAGATATGAGTAATTATCTAGATCCCCGGTATAACAACTCAAGCGCTACATTATTTATGGTATCTACCGATTGTTACAATTGGTTACATAAATTAAGCGGTTACTTCACTGCTAACGTAAAGAAAACAGATGCTGGTTCTGCAAATCATTTTGCAGCTAGAACTGATTTCTCTATTGGCGGAAAGAAAAACGTTTTTGGTTTAGATATTACGCAAATTTATACTCCTTATGGAGTTATGAATGTTACTCGTAATTGCCATTTAGACGGAACTGCTATTAAAATGCTTGGAATCAACATGAAACATTGTAAGTATAGACCTCTAGTCGGTAACGGCTTGAATCGTGATACTGCAGTATATGTTGGTGTTCAAACGCTTGAGAACAGTGGTGTTGATCGTAGGGTTGACTTAATTCAAACTGAAGCTGGTATGCAATGGGAAATGCCCGAAGCGCATGCCGTGTGGAAGTAGGTATTGAATTATGGCTAATCCATTATACGGTCAAAACAAAGCTGATAGCGCACTTCAAAATGCACCAAAAGTAGCAATTAGTGCTCAGTTGGATTTAACATCTACCGCTGGAGTTTATCCAGTATTAGACGTTCCAGCAGGTACTTACGTTCACAGTGTACAAATCTTAGTTACTGCAGCAATTACTGCAGGATCTATGGATATTGACGTTGGTGACGGTGATGACGCTGATCGTTTTTATGACGGTTGGGCGGCAGCTACAGGAGCTTTAGCTTTAGGTTCAATTATTGATTGTCCTGGAGCAGGAGCTGGTGTACAAGGTGGTCGCTACTATGTAGCTGCTGATTCTATTGATATTGATATCAATACAGTCGCAAGCGCTGGAAAAGTTAGACTTCTGGTTCATTGCAGTAAATTAGACGGACTTGCTCCGGCTTCTTTATCTGCTATACCAGTGGAAAAAGCTTTAGCTGATTAATAATCTGAAGTTCGTGAGTTAATAGCACGATATAAAGATTCAAAGTGTGGGGCGGCTCGATACCTCCCTACACTTCTATGGCAACAACAAATATAGAGTTGGACATTGAAAATATAACTGGTGTATCAGATGCTGATGATCAGTATATTAAGACTGCTCAGAAGTTTGTGGTATCGAGTATACCTAAAGAACTATTATTATGGGCAGGCACTAGTACTACAGTTGGTTCTCATGGTGGAGATTCTTCACCAACAGCTATAACATTACCACAGCCAACTGAT